TGCTTCGGATCCTGGTCGCTCAGTGGCCGGAGCTGTTCGGGCAGTGTGGGCCGGGGTGCATTCGTGGGCATTGTCCTGAGAAGCGGCCTTGCGGACATCCCAGAAGCGCGGAGGATTGGAGGAATGCGGAATGACGCTGAATGAGTATCAGACACTGGCTGCCAGAACGATTGCGACGGACGACAAAGCAGAAATGGAAAGCCATGCGCTCTATGGGCTGACAGCAGAGATCGGGGAGCTGATGGATTCCTGTTTTGGTACGGATGTGGAGCACACGATCAAAGAGTGTGGAGATGTGTGCTGGATGGTTGCTGAGTTCTGCACGGCGCACGAATGGTTCCTGGGTGATATCGTAACCGGCATGGGTAGCTGTTGGGGAATGAGTTGTGCTATCTCTGCTGCAATTGCAAACGGTCGTCTGCACGGAACCTATCAGAAAGTCCTGCAGGGGCATGAGTGGAACGTTGAAACCGCAAAGCGTGCGCTCAGCGATATATTCCGCAATGTAATGGGAGTGGCTGAGTGTTGTGGCAGTGCACCGGATCATGTTTTGCAAACAAATATTGAGAAACTCAAAGCCAGGTACCCAGACGGATTCTCTGCTGATCGTAGTTTGCATCGCGCGGATGGTGATGTCTGATGCAGAACCAAGCTAAGACCTACTTAAGTAGGTACCAGCATCTCATGGCGCAGTGCAGATCTCTGCAGCTGTCGATCGTATCCATCCGAGAGAACGCGGAGAACATCACGGTGCGGCTGGATCCGAACAAGGTGCAATCCAGTGCGAAGATCCACGACCCCATCGCAGAGTCAGCGGCAGCGATCGCGGACATGGAGCGGATGCAGTCAGCATACTTCAAGGAGGCCAAAACGGTGCTGGAGGAGATCATGCAGACGATCAAACGGGTGCAGGACGAACGACTGCAGAACCTGCTGATCCTGCGCTATGTGGACGGACTGACATGGGAAGCGGTCGCCATGCAGATGAACTATGAGGTGCGTCAGGTGCACAGATTACACGGGGATGCGCTGGAGCAGGTGAACCGCATAATGATGTCATAGAATGTCACACTCTTAATGAGTATACTGTTAGTGTCGAGGTATGCGGATAGACCTCGAACCGGGTTCGTCTCTCTCCCGGGTTATGTCCGGAGGTCGGCGAGGAACCGGCCTCTGGTCTCTTTCATCTTTGGGCGGTGATTGGCTCACACCGTCCTATGCATCTGCGTACAGTTGGCGGTGACGATCGCATCGGTGCAAGTCCGATCAGATGCTACGACGCAGGACAGACTGATGGCGGTGTGGGATAGACACACAGGAACCCAGCTGATGTAAAAGGCTGGGTTTTGTTTGTGGTGATACTGATGCATGACAGCTTTGCGAACAGCTTCTACAACACTTATGCATGGCGCAAATGCAAAGCAGCGTACAAGCAGAAGGTCGGCGGTTTGTGCGAGCGATGCCTGAAGCGCGGACTGATTAAGCCAGGAACGCAGGTGCACCACAAGATCAGGATCACGCCGGACAACATGACGGATCCATCGATCACACTCAGCTTTGACAACTTGGAACTGCTGTGTGATCGCTGCCATGAGGAAGAGCACGGACATCAATCAAAGTGGAGAACAGATAAAGCAGGTCGGGTGGAGCTGTGAATGAGGTGATAAATTGAGTGAGTCGGTAAATATTGTTAGGACTCTGGCTCTTCAAGGTCTAACAAAAAAGGAAATAGCCAAAGAGTCTGGTCTGACTTACGATTACATAACATCGTTGTGTAAAAAACACGGAATCGCAACTGTTAAAAAGTACGAGAAGCGCAAACCAAGAATAAAAACATGTATTGCTCCTAAGGAAAAGCAGATCATGGAGCTAAGGAATGATAAAAAATCTTACAGTGAGATAGCTTCCTTGTGTGGTTCCAGTGTTGCGTATGTCGGAGAAGTATGCAGAAAGTATGGTGCTGGCAATACCATTGCACAGCAGAGCAACAGTATTGAAAAAGTAATAAGCACAATAAAGCAGGCTGGTTATAAATATATTGGTGGTTATGTGAATAGCCAGCGAGATGTAATTGTAGAATGTCCTAAATGTCACGGACAATTTAAACGTGGCTATCATATTTTTAGATCCATTGTAAATGGGACATATACATGTGGCAGTATTCCAGAATGCCCGATCTGTAAGGAAAAAGCCAAAACCGACAGAAAACAGCAAGCAGAACAGCAAAAACATGATGCGCAGGAAGCAATCAAAGAGGAAAAGAAAATGCGTAAGATTGCAATGATTAGCCGCAAGGCCAATGATGAATTGGTGAAGCGGCTGGCAATTCATGTTTGTCGGACTTGTGGACGCGAGTTTTGCATTGCTGTGACTGGATACAATAGTTCCACGTATTGCTCTGAATATTGTCAAATAAATAAGTACAGGAAGCAGCACGACGATAGACGAATTAAGCGCATGTACGGAAGAGCACATGACAACGACATAACGCTTAGAAAACTCTATAAGAGAGATAATGGAAAATGTTATCTGTGTGGATGTACCTGTAATTGGGATGACAGTACCAAGCAGAATGGAACATATATAGCTGGGCCAACACATCCAAGCATTGATCATGTGATTCCATTGAGCAAAGGTGGTCTGCATGTTTGGGGCAACGTGAGACTGGCTTGTATGCGTTGCAACGCGAGCAAAAGTAATAAAGCATATCATATCCCCCATATGTCTCAAAAAACGGGTGCCTGAGGCGACAGACCGGGCTGAGGGTAAAAAAAGCCAAGCGAGGTCAAAAAAATTCGGTTTTTTCAGAGAGGAGGCGAGAGAATGGCCCAAAAGAAACTGACATATGCTGACATCATGAAACTTGCGGAAAGTTACGGGGTAAGTAGCAATACCTTTTTTGCATCCGCTGCGGATCGGTATGTCGGGCAGGTCGAAATGATCGACAGGATCAGAAAACAGATCGATGAGGACGGCCTGATGATCGAACACACCAACGTCAAAGGTGACACGAACGTGGATGTCAATCCGCTGACGGTTCAGCTGCCGAAATACATCGACACGGCCAACAAAACGCTCTCTCTGATGCTCGACATCGTGCAGCGACTCGGTAAGCCGTCCGATGATGGTGGTGCTGATTTTGAGTGCGACTGATAACTGGATTTGGACTTATTATCAGCAAATCAAAAACGGCGATGTGATCGTCGGGCAGTGGATCCGGACGTGGTATGAGATCATCATGCAGGGCCTGCTCGATCGGAAGTGGTTTTTCGACCAGCACAGAGCGAATGAGGTCATCAACTTTATCGAGCGATACTGCCACCATCACGAAGGTCCGCTTGCACCTGGACTCATAAAACTGGAGACATGGCAGAAGGCCGAAGATTCCATCATATACGGGATTGTGGACGGCAATGGCCACCGGCAGTTCCGTGAGATTGTGGAAGTCATGGGCAGGAAGCAGGGCAAAACCGCTCACATGGCTGCCAGAGCCTGTTATCACCTTTTCAAGAATGGTGGCTATGGTGCGCGAGTGATGATCGGTGCACCGAAACTGGATCAGGCGCGGCTGTGCTATGAAGGCATCTATCAGACGATCCGCAAAGAGCCAAAAATGGATCGGATGACGAAACGCCGTCGGACGGATCTGTATATCGAGTCCACAAACAGCTCTGCACAGCCGATCGCATTCTCCGCAAAGAAAAGCGACGGCTTGAATATCTCCATGGGCATCCTGGATGAGTTTGCGGCTTTCCAGGGTGAGCCAGGTCTCCGCATGTCTGAGACATTCAAATCGTCCCAAGGTGCACGAATTGATCCGCAAATGTTCTATCCGTCGACCGCCAACTTCGTCGACGAGGGCCTGTATGATGAGCTGATGAAACGCTCAACGGCAGTGCTGCAGGGAACCAGCAGAGAAACAAGGCTGGCTCCTTTTCTTTATATGATCGATGATGTCGAAAAGTGGAACGACATGAACGAGCTGCACAAGGCCATGCCCAACCTGGGTGTATCCGTTTCTGAGGACTACATCCGGGAAGAGATTGCAGTGGCAGAAGGATCACTCAGCAAGCGTGCTGAGTTCATCACGAAATACTGCAATATTAAGCAGAACAGCAGCTTGGCATGGTTCAGCACTCAGGACATCAAAAAGATGTTCGGGAACGACCTGCACCTGGAAGATTTTCGCAACTGTTACTGCTTGGGTGGCATTGACCTCAGTCAGACAACAGACCTTACATCCTGCTGCATCTGCATACAGAAGGACGATGTCATCTGGGTTTTCTCGAAATTCTTCCTGCCGCGTGAAAAGATCGCTGATGCGACGGCGCGTGACGGCATTCCCTATGACATCATGATCCAGCGCGGCCTGCTGACGGTCTCAGGTGATTCCATTGTGAATACCAGGGACTGCTTCGACTGGTTCAAGTCGCTGGTCCGCGAGTATCAGATCTTTCCTCTGTATGTCGGTTATGACCGATACACAGCGGATTATCTGGTGCAGGACATGACCAACTTTGGATTCCACATGGAGTCCGTCTTCCAGGGATTCAACCTGACCGGCATTGAGAACGATCTGGAAGGCATGGTCAAGGAAGGCCGGATCCGGTGCGCGGACGACAATGACCTGCTGAAACTGCATTTCAAGGATGCGGCTCAGCAGATTGAGTCTGGTACCAGCGCACATCCCCGGAAGAAACTCATCAAGATTGGCAAGAATGCACACGTCGACGGAGTGGCCGCAATTCTGGATGCACTGTGCATGAGGGCAAACCACTGGCAAGAAGTAGGGCCGCAACTCGAAAATAGAAAGAGGTGATAGCATGGGACTCTTTGAGAAAATCTTCGGAAACCGGCAGCAGATCCTGTCGGCAAAACACACGTTCGCACTTCTGGACGGCTATCGCCCTTCCTTCCACACATGGCAGGGATCGATTTTTGAGTCCGACCTGATCAGAGCTGCACTGGATGCCCATGGGCGACATGCTGCCAAGCTGACACCGAATATCAGCGGATCGGCAAAGTCCAGCCTGAGGAACACGCTGATGGTGCAGCCGAACAACTTCCAGACGTGGCCACAGTTCCTATACAGATCCGCCATGATCCTGTATGCGAGGAATACATGCTTTATTGTGCCGGTGCTCAACGATTACGGAGAGACTACCGGCATTATTAGTATCCTTCCGCGCAGCTGGGAACTGGTTGAGGATCACGGCACGGTGTATGTACGATTTACGTTCGACAACGGCAAACGGCGTGCGGTGGAGCTTAATTCGCTGGGCATTCTGACCCGTTATCAGCTGAACAATGATTTGTTCGGAGAGGATAACAGCGCACTCAAGCCGACGCTCGATCTGATCGAGATGCAGCGGCAGGGAATCAGCGAGGGCATTAAAAACTCCGCTACTTACCGCTTTATGGCGACTAGTGCGAACTGGGCGACGGATGAAGATCTCGCCAAAGAGCGTGAACGGTTTAATGAGCACAACTTCCGGTCCGGATCCGGCGGTGTACTGCTCTGGCCAAACACGTACAAGGACATCAAACAGATCCAGCAGGATGCCTACAAAGTTGATCCGGAGCAGATGAACACGATCAAAAACAACGTGTTCTCTTATTTTGCGGTGAATGAGGACATCATCCAGAACAAAGCCTTCGGTGACAGCTGGATGGCGTTTTATGAGGGTGCGGTCGAGTGGTTCGCTGTGCAGTGCTCTGAGACGCTCACACGGATGCTCTACACGGAGCGCGAGCGCACGGCCTACGGGAACCGCTTGTGGCTGACTGCAAACCGGCTCCAGTACATGAGCAACAGCGACAAACTGAGCGCAATCAGCCAGCTTGCCGACCGTGGCCTGATGACTCGCAATGAGCTGCGCGACATTCTCAACCTGTCGCCGCTTCCGGAGCCGTATGGCTCACAGATTCCTGCGCGTGGCGAGTATTACAACGTTGCTGAAGCGCAAGAAGGAGGTAACAACGATGCCGAATAAAGAAATCCGCTCTTTCAATTTTGAAGTCAGAGCAGAAGAAAACGAAGAACACGGCCATTTTCTTTCGGGCCGTCCGATCGTCTTTGA